TGAAGGTTCTAAACCCTGCTAACCGAGGTACCCCTCAAGCCCCTCGTCAACTCTACCGTTTGGTAAGGAAAGAGCGATCCTGTCTAGGATTTTTTTCCTTTTAAACTTTTTGATCCACTTTCGTACCGGGTATGTACCGGATCACCTGGTACAAATACCCCCACTGTTGACCCTTTAAACGGCCATTTCTAATTTTGTACCGGGTGTACCGGGTATTTTTAAAAGCTAAAGCGCAAGAGTATAAATATATATAAGAGTGAAAAAGGTGCGGTACATGCGGTTCATGCGGTACAACCCCTATTTTTATCTTAAAGTGGGGGGTTTACCCCCCCAACTCCTTAGGTTTAGGTACTTCAACGGACTCTTTTGTCTCTCCACAATAGAGGACGAACCCTCCATCTTTCTTCCAAACATCCCAAATGAGCATATTCCCATCTACAAACTCATCCCCATCTCTATACTTTAATTTTAAAGAAAGCCATAGTTTGTTAGGATCAGCGGTCTTCGGGCTTTTGTTTTTTTCTTTCATGAAAAGAGCGTCTTCGTTGTTAAAACCATACCACTCAATGACGACTGGCATATCTCCATTATCGAATAAATTGTCTTGGAATTCCATAGTATTTTCTTCCTGTGCTTAGCACAAATCTTCAAAGCTTTTTCTGAGGCTCAAACCTTTCAAGCCTCTCTTACCCCCATGAGGTCGGTGACGATTCACTTGCCAACTGCTTTGCGTTTCGATTTTGATACTTAATTGGTTTCTTGCGACATGCAATTTCTTGATTTCATTCTTTTTCAGCCAGTCATTCCACTGTAACCACAGCAGATCAGTAGCCACGAATCCCCCTTCATTCCGAATGAACCTCTCCTCAAGGAAGTAATCAAACGGATTGTTCTGCAGATGATACATTTGCATAGTATCTTGGGCTCTATTAGGAGTCGGGAACCTATTCCCATCATTTTCCAACTTAACAGCCCCTTCAACAGCCCATGCTGCAATACCTTCTAACTCATCCATGAGAGTATCAATAAGATATATATCCTCTTTACCCTCAAAACTCACATCAAAAGGTAGCACCAACATCTTAGACGATAATCCCCTACCTTTATTAGGTAGTTGTGGAATCTCATTGGCTTGAACGATGGGTGCTGCGTTTACTACAACATTTCTCATTTGTCTTTTGAACTTCACATTTACAGTAAGTGGGTCTTGTCCTATGATATTCTTCAGGACTCTTGTAGCTCTCTCACCTTCTTTACCTGTCAGTTCACTCACTTCACTAATGCAGAGGACACGAGAATGCTCCAGACCATCGAGCCCAAAGTCACTACTGAGATCATCGAGACTACTGTTCATGAAAGCATCTCGACCAAGCAATCTCTGCAAAACCTTACCGATAGTACCCTTACCACTCCTTACCTTTCCATACATGAGCAACCATCTTGCATATCGACGATGGTTCATCAAACAATAACCCATCCACCTTTGCAAGAGTTCTATCCACTCTTCATCTCCGTTACTCCATTCGTCTAGACATTGCATCCATCTAGGGCACGGAGCTCCATCTACAAAATTAACAGGCAAGATGATAGGGTCAAACCAATCTTCATCTCTTTCATAGACATCTCCTGTTCGTGCGTCAAACAATGCATCTTGAAATGAAATGATACTCCCTGCATTTTTGTTAGGTTCTTTCAACCACACAGGAATATTCGAGTGGGGGATCCTAACTCTAGCTGCTAACCCTCTAACAATGTTGTCAATCTTTTGTTTGTTGGGAGCAACCCTTCTCATACGAGGCATACCGTCTTGGCCAATCTCTTGGTAGTACGCATCTTCAAGTTCTCTCCAACAAAGATCTTCAATCCATTCCATATCTCTTCGTGTCCACATATCACCATACCAGTGATAGAAATCTCCACGAAATGCCCACAACCCACACTTACCAGATGGAGTCCTAAAAGTCTCTCTAATAAGTGCGTCTGCAATTTTCATAGGCTCTGCAGAAGTTAGTGGTCGGTCTTGTGTTCCTACAGTCATTAGTGTATCCTTATATTGATGAACATTAGAAAAAACCCACTCAATGTTTCGAGTACGGTTTCGATTCAGGATACGATTTAAGATTCCCCCTTTGAGGAGTATAGCATAAAATGGCCGAGTATAAGACAAAAGATGATGGTTCTGCTTTAGAAAATCAATATGGCAGAACTACAGTTAACTCTAGAGCTGATGCAAGAATGGCTCAGATTATGCAGCAAAGAGCTGACGCTCAAGCCAAAAGATTAGCAGCAAGGGAAAAAAAATTAAAAGCAGAAGACGAGCATAAAAAGTTTCTTAAAGACAGAAGACAAGCTAAAGCGGACGAAGCAAGAAAAAAATATTGGAAAAGAACGGGTAAATGGAACACAAGACTTTGGGGAGAAAACCCTCACCTTCCTGAAGATTATGGTACAGGTGCAATGCTTATGAGACCTGAAGAAGGTCAAGCATCACAAGCAAATGAAGCAGTAGATAAAACTATTCATGGGGTTCCTGATTTACTTAAAAGACCAGACGACAGTTTTGGAACTGGATTTGAAACATCTCAAACTCCTTTAAGAGATGAGTACGCTGCACAAAATCCAAACGTAGGAACTCTACCTCCTTCATCCTTACAACCAACCACCCAAACAACGGTAGGTGATCAGGGAGTTCCTCCTATGTGGCCATGGTTAATTGCGGGAGGTGCTGCAACTACTAGAGCGTTGCATAAGGAATGGCGACGTAGAAGAGATGCAGCTGCTAAAAACGCAGATAAGGGTCCATATCGTGTAGAAGGAGAAGTAGATCCTAAAACAAAAGGTAAGGGTCCAAAACAATCTCTAGCTTATAAAGCAGGTGATACAATAAGAAAAGCTGGTCAAGCGGTAAAGGATGACTTTTACGCTCACTCTACAGACCCCAATAAAAATCCAAATACTCGTGGGCAAACAGGACCAGCACCAAAAGGAGGAAAAGATTTTACTGGAAAACCTCTTGTTGCTCAACAAGGACAAACAGCAACACCTCCTGGTCGAACAGTAAAAGGTACTGCTCCAACAAGTAGATTTGGACCTACAACAGCTGGTGCAGCAGCTGTAGGTTTAGGTTTATCAGGTGCAGACCTAATAAATACTTACGGTGACGAATGGTTATTTGGTGACGCAGTAAACCCAGACGCATGGGCAGGTGTAGGTGAACAACTAGTAGATCCTCTTAAAGGATTAGTCGGCATGGACACAACAGGACAAGCAGGTGATAACTATGCAGTTCCTGGAATGACCGCTACAGGTTTTGATTCAGATGTTATGCTTGACACTATCGGAAACTTACCGGGTGAAATTGCGTCAGGTGTAGGCGACTTCTTTGGTGGAATATGGGATACAGTTTCAGGTGCAGGTGAAAAGATTGCAGATTGGATGGTAGATGACCCATCTACTCTTTCACTTCCAGGTAATCCTGAACAACGAATAGGATCAATGCCATGGAAGGGAGTAGATGCATACACTACACCTCCTTCAGGTCCTGCGCCATTAGGAACTCCTGCGGGAGATGCAGCATTAATGTCTAGTTACTATGGGGCATTAGATCCTAATAGTTTAGAACCTAGAATACTTCAATCTGCAGTTAACCCTAATCGTCCACGTCAACCTGGCGAATCAAAATATTGGGGTTGGAACATGCAAAAAGATTTACAAGGTGGACATCTTAATACCGTACCTCAACAATTCCACGACGATCCTAGATGGGGTGACAAAAAGCAAGCTTTAGACAGGTTACTTTTTGAAGAAGGTGGAGTACAAAATAAAGCTCTAATCCAAGACTACATTAAAGATTTAGGATTACAATTCCATGATGGATATCATGAATGGATGATGCGTTGAGCAACCAATTCTATATAGGTTTTGGATCTGGAATTAAACTCTTATCTGAAGATTGGTATATTAAAGAGTTCGCAGGAAATATATCTAAGAAGGCTTTTCGTTCTTTTTGTAGGTCACTTAAAGTACCTATTGTTGAAATCGGTAAAACTTCTTATATTGAAATGAACTCATTTCAGATAGCAATGAAAGCTATCACTAGAGTAGGAGAAGAAGACTTCTTTGTGTCTGGATGTCAGTCGGTTTCAAGCGGAAAGAAAAGACCCTCCACTCTAGATGCAGAAAAAGTTGCAAAAGATATAGAGCCTATACTATGTGAACTCTTAGCATGTAAGGCTTTAGGAGGATTGAACATGACACAGGAAACAAAGAACGCTGCAAAGAACGCAGCAGAAAGAATGGCTAGAGCTGGATTAGCAGAACTAGCTTTACAACAACAGGATAAATTTACAAAGAAATCGATTAGGGTTTATGGAGATATAAACTCTCTTCCAGGAAACTTATTTAATGGCGAAGAAGAAAGATTTGATGAAGAATCCGACACAGGGTTCGATCCAGAAATCGACAGCTGAAGAAGTTATTACATCCTTTTATGGATTGAATGGAGCTGCTGCAGCTATCAAAGCATCAGACTTTGATGTTATGGAAGAAATAACAACAGTTATCCAATTAACACGGGACCCAGATCCAAAGGTAGCTCTGCCAGCATTAAGACATTTTAGAATATTAATGAAGGAGTTAGTCGCTGCAAATGGTATGATAGGCACCGTAACACAAACGGAGACATTACCAGAATCTAATGTAAGTAGGTCAATGTCTTCATCAGCACTATTAACAAACCTGAGGAATCAAAATGACAAAATCCAAGACCAAAACGAAAAAGAAAGCAACCACCAAATCCTCGAAGCCAAAAACAACAGTAAAGGAAGTTAAAGTCCCTGAGCTTTGTGGGATGTGCACAAGTGCAGTTCTTACTTTACAAAGTGTTTCTTCTATGGAGTTTCTACAACTAGCAGCTCCTGCTATTAGAGACTTAGGCATTATGGACTTGAATGAATGGGGTGGTGGTTTTGAAAACCTTTACATGGAAATATGGAAAGTTCTCTTTGACGAAGATCGTAAACTTCTCCCCTTCTGGAATCCTATTCTTGTAGAACTTAGAAGAAACTCTACAGTAGGTGCAGACAGATTCACACTTGCTGCAGCACTAGCTAGAGTGGGGGCTACTTACGCATTTGTAACTATGTCGATGGAACGACATCTTTAATGGTAAGTTGGATACCTCAAGAAAATAATCCTTTCTTTCCATTACCCCCTGACTATCCAGAGTTAAGTGAAGACGGTCAAAGAAAAGCAAGAATAAACGCTTGTCGTTTATGGACAGCAAAGGATAAAGAACCAAAGGAAATTGCTGAAGCATTTGCTGCTTCTATGCGATTCTTTGATTTGTATTATTTACATGCAGATCAATCAGTAGACTTTGATCCTTTGTTCTATGATGATAATCCTCTTGAGACTCCAACCTTTCACTATGATATTTTAAAACAATGGGCTGCATCCCCACGCAACATTTGCATTGCACCACGGGGCTCTGCTAAATCATTCTTAGTTCGTAAAGCATGTTTGCTGCGAATGATATCTCGTCCAATGTTTACAATACTTTACGCAACATCTACTAACGACAATGCTCGTGGTACAGGTCAAGCATTAAAAGATCAGTTAATGCATAACCAAAGATTGCAAGACGATTGGAATCCAGAGTTCCCAGATGGAAGACTTGTACCTAAACGAGGCGAGGCACCATTCGGAACAGAGATGATGCAACTAAGAAATGGTTCTTGGTTACGAGCTATCTCAGCTGAATCCAGACAACGGGGTGGTCGTCCTCGTCGTTATGTACTAGACGATCCAGAGTATGATCCAAAAGCATCAACATCTATGTCACTTATCCGTCAGTATATGGATGACTTATTATTTAAAGTTGTTCTTCCGATGGTTATGCGAGCAGGTTGTGGTGTTGATTGGTTAGCAACATTCGTATCCCGTAGACACTATGCGTGGCATGCGTTACAAACAGAACAAAACCCTGCGGGAGATACAATCGCATCAGATCCCCGATTCAACCTATGGTCGAGAATGATTGTAAGGGCTGCATATGAAGGAGACAACGGAGAGTTAATCTCGTGTTGGCCTGATATGTGGCCTCCCTCCCGTGAGGCTAAGAAAGAAAATCCTCGTTGGAAAGACAGAGTTTCCTTAGAAGAAATACGAGAGATCATCGGTACTCCTAACTTCCTTGCGGAATACATGGCTCGTCCCGGTGAGGGGGAAGGTGCATTCTTTCCCCCACTCTCAAAGGAGACACACGGTTGGTGGCTCGAAGAAGTTGACAACTATACCGAGGAAGATCCCTACTCCAGCAATACTTTAGTTTGTTGGTATTCAGGGGATGAACTTAAAAAGGTTCGGATGTGTGAGTTCTTAAGAAGTATACGACTCTTTATGTCTGTGGATACTTCTTATACAGCAACATCTGATTCAGACTTTAAAGTTGCTTGTGTCATGGGGGTTAACTCAGATAATGATTTATTTGTTATTGATATCTGGAGTGCTCAATGCAGAGAAGATGAGCTTATCAAACAAGGGATGGCTTTAGCAGATAAATGGAAAGTACCCACTATTCATGTTGAAGCCATTAAGCAGGGCTTAGGTATCTACACCACGTTAGATTCTCTAGTTAGGACTAGAGCAAAAGACATGATGAATGTAGAACATATACCTGGAATTAAAAAGCTTAATCCTGGAATGATCGACAAGTCTGCAAAAATTGCTTCTCTATCACTAAGGTTTGAGCATAAAAAAATAAAAATTCCTCTATGGAAATCTACAGCTCCATTTAGAAGATTAATAGATCAAATAGAACAATTTAACCCTGACGCTAGAGATGGTGGTCTACAACACGATGACGAATTAGATTGTGTATGCATGTCTCAATTCATCATTAGAGGTAGGTTAAAGAGCGTTGGAAAGATAGATTTGCCTAATAAAACAAACTTAGAACGGTTAAAAGATGGGGAAGTATTTGATGAAACAAGCGGAACTTACCTGGCTCACGGCATGAATTTCAATCAATTAAATGTCGGAGACATCCTCGAAATATTAGATAAGGACATAAATGATGATCCCGAACGCACCTCAAGAATATGAACATCGAAACTCCGTAGTTGTTCCATTAGCATTTTTCGATAAACTAATGAAGTGTTACTATGGTACTGGACCTCGTGATGGAGAATCGATATATGACTTTAAACCCGAAAATCCGTCTAGTGAATTAGTAACTGATATATCCGATTTAAAAGAGACTACAATAGAACTGATGTCTCCTAAAGGATTCGAGCCTATGGGAGTAGCAGCAAAGAAACAAAAGGCAAAAGATGGCATTAGACACGATAAAACTACCAAAGAACAAACTCGATCTAGCAACGGTAATTGATGAACACGCAGATCGTGAAGAATCACGATTATCTTACCGTAGAGTTATGTGGCTTCTCGCTTGGCATTACCTAGGTGGAGCTCGAAGGTTTGATGTTTTCGATCCTAATACAGGAGCCTTGTCCCCCCATTATCTAGATGAAGACGGGAATATGGAATTCCAATCTCAAGAAATGCTGTCTTCAATTGACAGGGTTTCAGGAAGATTAGCTTCTTTAGACTTAAGACCTAAAGTAATGAGGCAGGGAATCTCCTTAAATAGTATTAAAGAGAGATCTTTAGCCCAGATTGTTATGGATCATGTCGTCAGTAATGACCAACTTGATAAAGTTAAAACACAATTTGCCCACATCTTTACATCTCTAGGATCCTGCGGAATTGCAGGTCACGTTATAGATTCTAAAACAATTGGATTAACCTCAGATTTAGAGGTGATACATCCTAGAGAATTATTCCCATTCCCCTCACTAGGAACAGATTATACAAAAGCTAAAGGTCTAATGAGACAAAGAACAGTTCCTTTAGAGTTCCTAGAAGAAATGTTTGGTAAGAGTCTTAAGAAAAATCTTAAGAAAATGGAATGGTGGAAGTCTAATATTGGCGAAGCAATCCAAGATGCTAGTGAATCAGACGGTACTGATGTAGCTAACTCTGGAGGTAGAGACACAAAATATTGGAGTGACATTGGTCAAGGTAAAGCAGACCCTGATAAAAAGAATACGTCTGTAGTTAAGATCCGTGAACTATGGACATTTGGAGTGGGGGACACAGTTGCAAGATATGTAGTCACAAGCGGTGAACATGTGTTGTACGATGAAGAGTTTGAAGATCAAGAAGTTTACTGCCCAATCGGATTTGCGAGGTTTATTGAGAACGGAACATTCCACGGGGCAGGACTTTTTGATCTCCTCTTTAGTTTAAATCGAGAGATGGAAAGACTACTCAAGTCCCTATTTAATAATGTTAGGGACACAGACAGGTATGGCGTACTTGTTATGCCCCAAGGGCAATTCAATGACAGGGCGATGCTTCGAGACGTAGGACAAGGACTTCGAGTTCTACCTTTTGAACCAGACCCTGTTGTTGAAACTTTCCGTCCGTTTAACATTACACCGTTTAACTCTGGTGATATTCCAGGTAAGACTGCAGCGTTTGCTAAAGACTTAATTGATAGGATGAATCCTGTACAAGACCTTATTCGTGAAAAGGGTCGTGTAGATTCTGCGGTAGGTCTTTCATTCCTTGATGAGCAAATTAATAAGGCTATGACTAATCCTAGTCGTGGTATTGAACAAGCATTTAGTGGTTGTTACCGTTCAATTCTTGCAGGTTCTATTCGAGAGTTGATGAGTAAACCAATTGAAATTCCTGTTGCAGATCTTAACTTGGAAATGGCAGGAGCTGTTATTGATGCTGAAAAGAGTTCAGTTCAGTTCCAAGGAATGAATCCACTTCCTTCCTTAAAGAACGTCTCTGTGACTATTAAGGAAACTAGTCCTCGTTCCAAAGTTGCTCGAAAACAAGAAGCAATGGAAATGCTTAAAGCAGGAGTGTCTGACCCAGACGCATTCAAGATTCTAATCCTTAAGGAGGGATTAGACTTTGCTTTATGGATGGACGAAGAAAAAGCAGCATACGATATGATCGTTCGTAATTGCTTAGTTCTGTACGGAGACGGAGAACAACCTGGTCAAATCGTTATGACTCCTCATACTGCTAAACCTGAATTCCAATTAAGAGTTCTTGTTGGGTTTATGTCTGGACCTATAATGTCTATAGCAAGTACGGAAGTTCAAAACGAATTTATAAAATTAAAACAATTCATGATGGAATCTACTGGAGCAATGATGCCTGAAGGTATACCCTCTCCAATGGAAGCTGCTATGATGCAACAACAAGGTATGGGTCAAGGTGGTCCAATGCCATTCCCACAACAAGGAGCTATGTAAATGTCTGAAGAAAATACCCCTCAAGAAGCACCTCAAACAGAGGTAACAGAATCACAGCCTTCTATTAATTTAGATTCTACTGTGCAAGTAGATGGACAAGAAATCTCTATTAAAGAGTTAATTAATACTAGAGATGAAGTCGAACAACTTAAAGAATACAACGAACAAGCTAGAAAGTTAATGTCCCCCACGGGAACAAACGATGCTACAAGAGAACAAGCTATTCGTTACTTAATGACCCAAGAGGGATATACTCCCGATGACATAAATCAATATATTAATTGGACTAATGAAATGGGACAAGAACCAGAACAACAATACGAACAACCTCAATACGAAGAACCTCAACCACAAGAGGGCTTGACAGAGGAGCAATTACAACAACAATATTATCAGGAGCAAATGATGCGAGAACAAGATCAAGCAAGAATGCGAGAAATCGAAGCACGTCAATCTAGGATTGGCACAGAGATGATGAAGAAAGAAATGTCTAATGCTATCGATTCTACAATGGCTTCTAACGATCAAATCTCAAAGCTCCTTGGAATAAACGAAGAGAGTGGGGGTAGGAAAGATGTGATTCGACAAGAAGTAGAAGCAGCAATGATGGCTTCTCTTAGACAGCGAAGAGCATCAGGAGAAAATTTTAATAATTCATGGTTCACGGAAGAAGCTGGTAAAGCAGCTAAAACTGTGTATGATAAATTTAGTTCGGTAATCGGTGACCCAGATAAAATTCAAAGGGCACCGGAAACAGCAGCGCAAGATAGTTTGTTTAATAAACCTCCAGTAGATCCTCCTAAGTATGAGAGGGGTGACGATATGGGTAAAATCAATAATAAAACCCGTGATTGGACACTCGATACATTACTTAGAGGTGCACAAGAAGGTGCAGCTGGTGGTGAATCGAAAGCTTAAAATAATTAAGGAATAATCAAATGGCAGTATTTGCTCCAACTGGTTCCCTCATGGAACTCCACGAGGACCGAATTGAAGAAGTCATTAATAAGAATATCGAGATTTTCCTTCCTGGTTTAGACCCTATTTGGAGAGATATTATCTCAACAAGTCAAGGGGTTGGCCCTGCAGATGCGCTCGGTCGTGACCTAAAGATTATCAAAGTCTTTATGGGTTCAATGGCTGGTGTCCTCGAACAAGGTAAACCAAGAAACGATGTTTCTCTTTATGGTGACGACACTGATCAATACGGTGCTCGATTGTATACTCAAAACCTGGCACAAAAGTGGCCAGATCCTCTAGATGGTCCTAACGCTATGCCTTACCGACTCGGTGTAGGTATGCGTTCAATGATGTCTAACATCATGTTCACTCTAGGTGAAATGCAAGCAGAAGCTACACCAGCCTTCATTGGTGAAGTTGTAGCTCCTAAGCTTGAAGGTTTTGCTCGTAATATTTCACACACACTTTGTAACTATTGGTACCTCAACCAAAATGACAACTACGCTCTAAGTACTGTTCAAAGCAAAGGCACTGCCGGTGCTGTAACTGGTGGTCATGAAGTAACATTCACTCCTGGTAATGGTGCTGTTGACCGATACTATGTTGGTCAAAGAGTTGACGTTTATGACTCAGGTTTCACTGTTCGTAAAAACGATACAGCTGCTGAAGGGTCACAAACTATATCTACACGAAGATCTACTTATGTTTCTCGTGTAGATGAACTTAAAGGTACAGTTACACTATTCTCCACTGGTGACCCAGATACTGATAACTCAAGTAACTGGGAAGGTGGAACAATTGCGAATGGCGATATCGTCGTATACGCAAATAGTGACCACGCTCTTGGTGGATCCAATGCTGCTTCCGGCTTTGCTGGTGTTAACAGTTGGTTGAAATCAGGTGCAACTGATGATGCTAACAATCAGTACCTCTTAGGTGATGATCGTGACACTGCTAACCAAATCGACTGTTCAGTTCACCCTGAATTTAAATCGTTCACAAAAGCTAGTGTTGGTACTCTTACTGAGCACAAACTTCGTCAATACTTGCGTCGATTCCACGCAGCCAAAAACAAGTACGGTCAATATATTGACTGCTTGATTGCATCAGATGGTGTATGGCTAAACTACGAATCAACCAAGATTGGTCGTGAAGTACTGGATCGAACTGGTCGCCTTTCAAGCGTGACTAACGAAGGTTCAAACGAAGGCTTCAAGTTCACTTTCGACGGTCGTTCATATACTGGTTACACTTCAACATATGTTGAAGACAACGCAGTATACGGTATCCGTAAAGGTGGTAATAACTGGAAGCGTTACGTTCCACCTTCAGCATCCGGAACATCCAGCTTTGCTCAAGCAGACGCTGGTGTACCATTTGAATTCATTGCTGGTGCTCTCACTGGTACTGGTTCAAATAAACTCCCAATTTACGATTCCTCAGGTACTAATACTCTAGTAACTGAAGGTGTCCAAATGCCTGGTCAAATGCGTATGCAGTTGGTTCCTGATCAACCTGCTGGCATGAAGCTAACTGGAGTTACACAAGATAAGATCTTCAGTGACAATTAATCGCTGAATTACAGAATCCTCCTGTGTTGGGAAGGGACCCTACTTTCGAGTTTGGGTCCCTTTCTTTTGGTATAATCAAATCATGAAAATAGAAATTGGATATAGTCCTTACGAGGAAGCAGTAAACACCGGATTAGTTTTAGGCAAAGAACACGAGATACTTCCTGAGAGTATGTGGTTAGCCCACATTAAAAGGGAGACAGGAAGAAAAGATTTGTTTGTATATCGTCACGCATATACAGGAATGTTTGTTCTTGCCCATTGGATATATCCTCCATGGGAAGTAGATAAACCTGTGTGTTTAGAACTAGACACTATGGATTTACCTCCCGACCGTGGGGGTTGGATACCTACTAGGTTTATTAAAGAACGTTGCAAGCCTGTAGACCAAGAAGAAGAAATGATGAAGAAACGACTTCGTAGGCAGTCAGAATTACGAGACGAAGAAAGACAGAAAAGAGAAGATATCGAGCGTAAATACGATAGCGTTAAACATCTGAAAAGGAAAGGGATGGAAACAGAAGCTCTGTCTTTACAAAATTCCAAAGTACATTATAGTAAGGAGGGTAGCGAATTGACTGAAGACCTCCAGAATATGGCTAAAGGAAAGGTAATCACCCATGGCTGATAAAGTATCATTTAATTGGAAAGACAAGAAGCACAGAACTAAGAAAAGCAAAAGAAGAGCCGCTGCTCGAAATGCTCCCAGTCGTGGTATGTCTCTTGCTCAATTACAGAAATTAAATCTAATGGACAATGCTCCAGAGTTTAGACACGCACAGCAAGTACTTCCCAATGCTTACGCACAATATGGAATAACTCCTGGTGAACCACATACACAGCAGAGTATTTCTAGAAAACTAATGAAGGGTGGTGGAAGTATCAGACTTCCTCAGATGGGTAAAGCAATGTTACCTATGATATTACTTGCACTACTTACAAGTGGTATGGGTACGGGTGGTAACGAGGATTTAGATGGAATGCTAGGATAAATTATGGATAGTACAGGTTCTATACTGCAAACAACTCTAGAGCGGATTCGTACTTTTCTGGACGATCCTTCACTAGATGCTAAATACTCAAACGATTTTCTGGTAAGACAAGTTATCGAACCAGAAATGGTTAATGTAATTACTACATTGAATGCTCAAAGAGAAGAACCTATCTTCTCCCGATTCCATCTAGATGGAATAGCAGACGACTCTCAATATGTAGAATTACCTCCTAATGTTGGGACAATCATTCGAATAGCGAAGATTGACAACGACAACAAAGTGGTAGATGAAATTCCTCGAAGGGATGAGACAGACCCTAAAGGAGTGGGGTGGTTTGTAGACGGTAGAGATTTACACTTTAGACCTGAATGGGATGCAACTGAGTACACCGCAGAGCATAGCCCCGACGGTTATTATGTTTGGTACATTCCATCTGGCGATTTTGCCCCCCACTACTCTGCTGCAGGTGGTACTCTTGCGACACTTAACACCGTAACTTTAGATTCTACCCCAGACGTGGGTGGTCTAGACATGCGAGAAAGTGCATACATCGGTGGAGTTCTTCGTGTATGGAGTTCAGATAATACTGTAGTCCAAGAAAGAGTTATCACTTCTTACGATGCAAGTTTAAAAAAGGTTGTGACTCGAACTGCATTTAGTGATGACTTAACTAACGGTTCGGTTAGATACGAGATTGTACCTGAGTTTATGGGACAAATCTGGCAAGCAATTGCTTTAGCTAGTTGTATGAATCTAGGAACTGCTAGGAATATTAATGAAAAGCATATGGCTTTCATTAAAGAGCAATTCGGTGTTGCTATGCAAAGTTCTCTTCGTCTGTTAGCGGACAAGATTGACTATAGAAGCATCGCTCCTGAAAACTCAGTTCTTTACAATATGATTCAGAGAATTCGATGGGGACTTCCTGATCCAGTTCAAAAAGGTTTATCTAACGATTACATCTTACGATACGCAGTTAATCCTAAACTTGCAGAAGTAATGATGATGATGAATGGTAGAAGTGATTCTCAAATAGTTATTCGTCATGCATTAACTATAGTAGATGATCAAGAATACTACACCTTACCTCCTTGTACTTATAAGGTTTTAAGGATTGCTCAACTCACATCAACAGATGCAGAGCGTAAAGGACTAATCACTAAAGAGATTAGACAACGAGATGAAAACGATCCTAATGGTAGTGGTTGGGCAGTAGAAGGTAATAGACTTTCTATTAGACCTCACCCTTCATCTGGAAGTACTGACTACTCTGTTTGGTATATTCCAAGTGGAGACTTCATTCCTCACTACGCTAAAGACGGAACGATGGATAACTCAGGTAAAACATTAACAATGTCATCTGCTAACTTATTCTCTCGTCAATTAGGTTCTATAGATAAAAGAGATAATGCTTATGCAGGTGCAACGCTAAGAGTATTTGAAAATAACGGTTCAATATCTGAAAGAACTATTACATCTCATAGTGCATCAGGAAATACGGTTACAGTTACGGAAGCGTTTACAACGACAACGGGAGCTGTTGCGTACGAAATTGTTGCCCCTTGGATGACTACGGTTATGTCTGCTGTAGTTACAAGATCCATTCTTGAATTGATGGCACTTAAAGGTGGAGTAAACGAATCTGATATTGCGGTTCTTTCTGAATCTGCGAAATCTGCTATGACTTCTGCGATGATTTCTGTTAAAGAGAAGAATGCGCAAGAGATTGTGCCTAACAGAGATTCTTGTTTGCATCTTATTCTTGAAAAGACTAAGACCATTATTGAAGATGTTGCTAAAGAACTTGACTACTCTGATGATTACATTTTTAGGCACGGTATCGTACCTGAGTATAGTCGAGTAATGTCTCGAATTCAAAACACTTCAACAGATTATGTAATAGAAAAAGCAACTATTTCCTTGGTAAAAGACCAACAGTATTATGACCTTCCCTCTTGTGTAGGGGAGATAGTTCGGATAGTAACTTTATACGATGATGGTCGTATAAAAACTGAACTAATGCCTCGGAATCATTATTCATCTCGTGGACCAAATTGGAGTGTCGAAGGCAATCAACTTTCAATTAGACCTTATCCAAATGCTGCTGAAGACGTAGAAGTTTGGTTCATACCTTCAACAGACATAAAACCTCATTATGCAGAAGATGGATTGATGAGTACTAGTGGTTTAGAACTTACAATGTCTGGTGGTTCAAGCGGTACTAATGGTGCAGGTAACTGGGCATCACAAATGCTTGGAGACTTAGATAGAAGAACAGGTGCATATCAAGGATGCATTTTAAGAGTCTTAACAACTTCTGGTGAAATACAAGAGCGAGTTATTTCTTCGCATAATGCAGACACTAACAAGTGCACACTAAGAAGTAAGTTTACAGATCCAAGCATAATTGATGACGCTGAAATTCTTAGAGCTTATGAAATTGTACCTACTCATTTTAATGCTGTAACAGAAGCTGTTGCACAAGCTGCAGCAATGAATTTATTAGTAGGCGCAAGAAGAGTTAATAAAGCACAACACTTAATGCTTATGACTAACTTTAAGTCTGCGATGAAAACTGCAATGGATAACTATACATTTAAGCAGAATCGTATTCCTAAGAAGTACGAACGAGACACCGTAGACAATAAGAATCGATACGGTGGAATGTATGGCATTCGATAATAAAAGTCCTTCTGTAACAGATCAAGTTAAGCAATTCATTTGGGACATATCTTATTCTCCTAAACTTTCATTTGATACTAGAAAAGCACAAATGGAAAGATGGGTGGGAGAAGAAGAGTGGGGGGGTTATCCCTTCAGCATTTCATTACCTGCTAAAGGAGCTGACGGTTCTAATAGATTCCAAGATGTATTTTTAAGTATGAATAATACATTTTCTACAGACATAACAATGCCAAGTGTCACTGTAGATATACCAGACTTTGCAATGCAAGGACCTATAGGTCCTAGAGGTAAAACAGGTAGTACGGGACCACAAGGTCCACAAGGTACAGTTGGTCCTCAGGGTAATCCTGGTGAACGAGGATCGACAGGTCCTGCGGGACCAATCGGTCCACAAGGAGACAAAGGAGATCAAGGTTCTACAGGTCCAACTGGTCCTAGAGGTTCTACTGGACCTACAGGGGAGACTGGTCCAACAGGTTCTACAGGTGATGGAGTTACTGGTTCCACAGGACCGACAGGTAGTACTGGACCTACAGGAAGTACAGGTCCTCAAGGAGAAACAGGACCGACAGGCATTATATACTGTTCGGGTATCGTAGGATATGTCTAACTCCATTCTTAATTCTTTGAACTACGACATCTCTATTTCTCAGCGAAACAAAGCTGAAATGGATAAGGGTTTTATTACGGAACGAGTTAGTGACTCCCCACTCCAAGGTAGATATGGAATACCTTTTCACGCAGTGCAACCTCCGACATCTTGGGCATCTCCTCAATGGACTCATAAAATAGAAACTAATGATCCAGAACCTCCAATTGCTGAAGTTCCTTCAGAATCAGAATTAGAAGGGTTGCCAGGACAAGAAGGGCCACGAGGTTTTCGTGGAGACATTGGTGCTATAGGTAATACAATTGGGGGAGGATCGACAGGTCCAGATGGTAAAACAGGACCAAGAGGTCATGCAGGTAGAGCAGGTATACAAGGACCAAAAGGAGCTACAGGTATTCAAGGAACTTATCCTTGGAGAGAAGAAGATGAAAGATTTGGAAGCACTGGTCCTGTAGGAGTAACAGGACCTACTGGAGATACTGGACCGGGACCAAGGGGTCCAAGAAGAACAGGACCACGAGGAGTTCGAGGTAGTACAGGACCTGATGGTATTGCAATACAAGAATGGCCTCCCGATTATTGTCCTGGAGGTTGCTGCATTTCGGATTCAGTAGAATCTTGGATTGCTTTCCCTGAACCTACTTACCCCGGAGAAGTTGGGTATAGACAAACTATAGTAGGTGAGAGCCATGCATTTATGCTTTACTTTATTTCTCCTACGGATGGTAAAAAGAAAGTTTTTTACCCTTATGTAGATCCCGCACATACAGGATCACATCCTTACAAAAAAGTTTTCACTAATAACGCAACATATAAAACATATACAGATCCTAATAACCCTGATGGCAGTCTTATAAATAGCCAGTTAATTATTCCTCAATTTGAAAACTATGGCATTACTCCTTATGTTAGCCCTCAAGGATCAGAAGATTCAAGTCTTGGATTCTTAGCTAAAAACGTAGCAACAGAATTTACAAGAGCTGAGTGCGATAGTTTTGGAGCATTTCGTAAAGGTATAGGTAACTGGGGGAATGATAATAACGAGATAGATGGTTATGGTGTTTGTGGTTGCAATGAAGTTACAACAAGTTTTGTAGACGGGGAAGGCATCTTAACAACTATGACTGCAGATGAACTTAGAGTTGAAGCTGCAACTGAAGCAAGAGGTCATGCTAATAACCCAGGAAATGTAAATGGACCATTTGGTCCTTGGAATATGTATTGGCAAAATACTTGGACTCCTTCACAGACAGATATTTATTTTGCTACAAATAGTAAGGGAAGGTTTGTTGTAGGAGAAGGGAGAGGATGGGTTGGTTGGGATTACCCCAGCGAAGATAATGCTAAACCAATCAACTCAAGATTTAAAAGACCAGACGGTTGTTTAACTGTACTGTTTGATGGTGACCCAAGTAGTGGAGATGCATGTAAAGATAATCCTCAATATAGAGGTTATCATTTTTTAACAGGAAGAAATTTATGTGATAATAATAATGATCCAAGTTGTTTACAATTTAATCCTTCTAACTCAGGAGATTCAGACTATTTTAATTTAGATTCTAATTGGGGAGATGCTACTTGTCATGATTACATTAACAGTGGCGTATTTAATTGCGACACTCGTGTAACTCCTTTCGGTCCTCAATATGCTGTATCTGATGGGGATTTTGAATCTTATGAAGGAACCTATGTAGGAATGGATCCTAATACTCATGGACCTTGCGGTCTTCCTTCTTGCTGTCAATCACAATGCTCTGAAGGCAATGATACTACTGGTTCTTTTTCATCGGATGATTGGAGCGACCAAGGTTTATTTCAAGCAGTTAACAATTGGGACGGTATAGTTTCCTACCACGATGATAGTAGATGGCATTGGCAAAATAATACTAGTAATTATTTATATAGCACTAGTGATGAAGGAGCTCTTCAAATACCGGGAGGAAGTACAGATCTTCCAAAAAGTACTCTTGAAGAATATGGCTACTATAAATCACATCTTTTATACCATCCTCCTAGTTCAGGTAAAAACGGTTTAGATACCGTATTAAATAGAGTAAGCGGAGAAAGTTATAAATACACTCCGTTTATAATGATGAGTACTAGAGGTCACCTTTCAGTAGGTGAGGGACAACCTAGAAATTTTCCTACCTATGTTTTAGGTCAAAAAGCAGGTGCAGGTCAATGGGGAAACTTACCTGACAAAACAGGAAAGAGAGAATACGAACCAACTGATATCTTACCAACTCATGCAAAACTCAGTCATCTACCGGGGACAACAAGTAATTATCCTTTAAAACCTTTTCCTACTTTAGTTATGAATGGTAAAGCCATTGCTAAAGCCCTAGATGATTGGAGAAACTGTGGAACCAATGGAACTCACTTACCTGAAAATCTAGGACCAATAGGACCAGACGGTAATACTATTGGAACTGTAGATGTTAGAGTTATGATATTCAGTGCTTGGGATATGTTTGGTATGGGTAATGGAGACACATCTGATTCTGGACACGATGAATCATGGACTCTAAAAGATCCTTGGCCTCACTTAGCACCCCACTTGTCAGAACATTCAGCAACATTTACAGATTACGACGAGGATAAAGGAAGAGCTTCGTGGCATTGTAGAGTGGGGGGTCAAACATCAGGGAACACTGTTAATTGGGACGAATGTGATTTTTGTTTAGGCACAAGAATAGATGGCGGGGTAACTACTCATGAAGGTAAAAGGTTTGGAGTTGGTCCTAGAGAATACGGTGTACATGGTAAACAACATCCCGATCTTTCATTGGGTACATTATCTCTGTGGGATTCTTATGATAACGGAGTAGATACTTATCAAACATTTCATTATTTAAACGGGGTATATTACGGGAATAATGTTGCATGGGAAGACCCTGAAGATTGTGGGTGGGGATGGGATCGCCATGCAATGGGTCCTTTTCAAGATAGTGAAGATGATGCACCGAACGGATTTCCTACATACAATCCTCCATACGATCCTTCCCAAATATCTAGAATGTCTGATTACATTAATGATTATTTTGAAGAAGATAGATTTTACTATCATGTACCTATGGGTAGAGACCCTTATGATAATGCACCGAGAAAAAATGGCTGGAGGGACTCCGTTTCGTATTCACAATCTAATCAAGATGCTTCATATATAACAATTACAGACTATACTGTTAAGAGATTTTGTATTCAGTAGGAGACACATGGATAAAACATTTATAGTAGCACAGAAGAACGAACTTCCTTCTTTAGGTCGTAAGTCACCAGCAGAAGAAGCTGGAGATAGATTTCCTCCTCACAAAAGACATAAGTCAGAAGTAGACCAAGTTAAAGAACAGATGGTTGAACTTGACATGAAATTTACAGATCAGATAAGAGAAGTAAACAATACGCTTCTATCTATTGCGACACATCTGCAAGGGTTACAAGAACCTCAACCAGAACCTGAGCCTGAACCTTCTAAACAATGGATGCCTGAGCATTCTAATATGTTGTTATGGGATAAAGACGAGAACGGTATATCGTGGAATAATCACTATAAGGGTTCTAAGATATTCTTAGTATGCGGAGGACCTTCCCTAAACGATACAGA